CGGTGGCAAGGTTGATCTCGCCCATATCGTAGCCGCGCTCGGGCGAATAGTATTTCAGGACGCAGATATTCGGCCGCTCGACCGCTTCGGGTCCCGATTTCCAGTTCAGCTCGGTGATGTGCATGGAGCGGAACGTGATCTCGGAAACGGGCACATCGTCGATGAGGCGGATGCGGATCAGCCCCTCGTCGCTCATCACGACTTCAGTGCCGGTACTGTCGAGCACCTGCTGCATGACCTCGCCGCGCTTGGTTTCGGAAGGCCATATGCCCCAGCAGCGGGATCGGGGCTCAGAACCAGAGCGCGTGGCGACGAGCTGATCAGCGCGATTAGCTTCGGCCGCAAGGAAGGGCCAATCGAAATCGCTTGAATGAAGGTCCGGGTAATGGCGCATGACGTGAACAGCGCACAGAATCCCGTTATCGGTCCATTTCCAGGTGGCCTCATCGTCCGCGTCTTGCGCAGGATCGCGCGGGTCGTAGACTAGGCCGACACGCGCCGTTGCCATGATGTCGGGTGCGCCGCCCTGATAAAGCTTTTGAAACAGCTTCTGATCGCTCTCTTCCTCGATCTGCTTCACTTCAAAACGGGCCAAGCTTTGAAAAATGCCGCGGCAGCGGTGATCTGGCGTCCAGAGCGACGGGAAATCGGAAGTCAGCTCGGGCCACGCCGTCTCCGAACCATCCCCGATTTTGGATTTTATGGTCAGATAGGTTCCCGAGCTTCGCGCCCAAGGCGGAGAAGAGACCGAACCATCGGGATCGACCGTGACAGACCGTCCACCCACGAAATATTCCTCAACCGCATCGATCGGACCTTTGACGTGCCACACTAGGCGCGAGATAAAGGAGCCCTTGGTATTGCCGAAGGCTTTCAGGCCCCCGACACGGATGCGGCCAACGCCATTGTATTCGGAGGTTTCGGCCTCCTGGAATGTGTTCTTCAGTTCGCCCGGATCGATCTTGGGCGTCTGCTGCCGCGAAAGCGCTAGCTGCGCACCAAGGACCGCGGAATAGGCCGCTATCTGCAAGCCGGCATAGATCGCGCCAGGGCCGAGCACCGCGCCGAGCGGGCTTGCGAACAATAGATAGGTCAGCGGCATGAAAATCGGGTCCGCATGAGCGTGCGCCGTCATCGCCAGCCACGACACGCAGCCGGCGAGGATCGCCTTGAGCAATTTGGTCATGAAATGGCCCAGACCTTCACAAAAGAGCGTGGAGCGATCCAGAAGAAGCCGCCATGCGCCTTGCGCCATGCGCAGATGCCGCCACTGGCGCAGATCACACCGACCTGGCCCATGAGGCGCGTGTCGATGACGGCCACATCGCCAATCTCGGGTGTTCCAAACCGTTCGCGCACACCCGTCCCTGCAAGCGCCCATTCCCAGAGATCGACAAGGCTGCCATGCCTCTTGATGATGGCGCGCCCTTCCTCTCGCGTGGAATAGGGTTCGGTGCGCACTTTTATGCCATTCTCGGCCAACCAGAGCGCGGCCGACGAAGTGCAGTCGTCAACGCCCCAAGTGATGGGTTTGCCCTCGAAACGATTGAGGAAGGCAAGGAGCTTCGCGCCCATTTCGTCCATGGTCAGAAGCCTCAGGTGTTGAAGATTTCGGTCACTTCCACGCCGATGAACTGGCCGCCCTTGTCGCCGGGATAGCGGCGCTCCTGGTCCGATGCGTTCCATCGTCCCCCGAAGGGATAATTTTGCGACTGCCAGATGCTCTCTATCGTGAAGGATGCGTTGCGGACGCCGATACCGGCACGGGTAAGCTCGGGCGCGGTGATCTTGCCGGGGAAAAGCTTCTTCAGCCCGATCTCGATCTCGCCCGTCTCGGGATCGAACGCCGCCCAATAGAGGTCGCAGCGGCGCCCCTCGATCTCGCGGGCGGTCTGCTTGATTTCTTTCCACGACTGAGCGCTGATGCCACCGAGCGTGATCACCACGGAAGGGGCCTGGCCGAACCGAGGATCTTCCACCGCCGTCACGATTACGAGCTGGCCGCCGAGCGGATCTGTGACGCCAAGCCATTCCCTTCCACCGACGGTGATCCGGCCCACGCCGTTATGGGCGCGCTTCAGTCCCGAGGGCAGGTCGATTTCAGCAAACCAGAGACGCGCGACATGGGGACCGGACAGCCGGTCGAAATCGTCTTCCGAGAATATGGACATCAGTTATCCGTGAAGTAGTCTCGAACGTCATAGTCGAAGACCTCGACTACGGTCGCCGTCCCACCCCGGATGAAGTCGGGATCGCGGTTCTTCGTCAGGCCGTCTTCGCTCTCAAGGCGCATGGCAAGCGTGGGCTCAAGTGTAGCGAAATCATCCGTGGTGATTGCCTTACGCAGAGAAGGCCAGATCCGATACAGGCCGTTGCCGAAGACCTGCGTCACCTCATAGACGCCGAAGTGAAACGGCATGAACCCGAACTGGTCGCCGATGCCGAGCGAATGGCCCCAGAACGCGTCGGAAAGCTCGACTATGGTTGCGCCGAGATCAGCCGGCGCAGCAACCTTCACAAGCGGGTAGGACGGCTTCCATCGCTTTCCATCGGCCCATGGCATGCCGTTGGACCAAAACTGGTTGCGGATCGGCGATATGACGCCGGCTTCTTCCAGGCTCATCACGTCGCCGTCGAGCCATGGAACGCGCGTGGCGTTGGCTCCCCCGTTAAGCGACGTGAGCCAGCCCCGGAAGCGGCGTGCCATCTGCCCGCGCATTTCGCCGAAGGTGAACCGCACCCGCAGGGAGCCGAAAGGCGAACCAAAGGTCTGCGTGAAATTGCCGATGGACTCCGTCGAGCCGGAGCCGACCGAACGCGGGCCGGACAGGAACTCCATGTTCGCCACGCCGATACCCAGTGGCCACGAAACCAGACGTCGTGCCATCAGGCCCTCACTCCACGGGTGTTGCGGTCATTGGTGCGCTTGTCGATGAGCTTCGGAAGCTGCTTCATCAGCTCGCGGTCGCGCTCGTCGAGAATGCGCTTGAGGTCGTCGCGCTGTTGCTCGTTCGCATCGCCCTGGATGATTATCTGCGAGCCGCCGATGACGATGCTGGTAGGGGCGCCACCACCCATGGCGGCAACACCCAGCTTGCCATCAGGTCCACGGCGCAGGGGCATGATCGCCTCTGGCCCGGCCTCACCCATGAGGCCTGCGCCATTCGCCATGGGAAAGAGCGTCGGGCGCGAGACAATACCCCCACGGGCGAAAGGCACCACGTTTCCGCCGACAAACGCGCCCCCGTCGCGGAAGCCAAAGAGAGCTCCGAGCAAGCCTTGCAGGAAACCGCCACCGAACAGGCCTTGGCCGCCTTGGGCGATGTTGATCTGGTTGAAGTATTTGAGGATCGCCTGTCCGGCCTGGATCAGTGCATCCTTCCATTCCATGGTGCCGTCGACGAGACCACGCAGGATGCCGCCGAAATCTTGGCCGAGCGCTTCCTTGGCCTTGGCAATCTCCTCGGCGATCTTCTCCCACGGCTTTTCATTGTCGTTGGCCGCGTCCTTCATGGCCTTGCCTGCGCCCTTGGCCGCTTCCTCGGTATCTCTCAGCGCATTAGCGATTGCCTTTTGCTCCACGGCATCGAAGAACCGGCCCATATAGTCGGTGCTCATGATGTCGGAGACGGCGCCGTTGCGAGAAGCTATTCGATCGTCGATGCGGGCCCGCGCAGCGGCGCCGCCAATGTCGACTTGCCACTTGCTGCGACTGAAAGGACCGCCATTTCCGGAATTGTCTATGGTAGGCAATCCCTTCGCCAACGCTTCGAGAGGTGTTCCGGCAAAGGATCGCTGAACTGATTTGATCAGGATGTTGAACTGCGTCACCGCTTTCTGCACCATCTGCCGCATGGCCTCTAGGAAGCCGTTTGCGGCAGCCTCGCCGGCGACGATGAAAGCATCCGGCAGGTTCATCACGCCTGCCTTGATGATCTCGAACGAGCCGAGCACCAGGCGCACGAGGTTGTTGGCCGTTTCCTTCGTGGTTGAAACGACAATGTCCCACGCCGATGCGAACCATGGCGCAACGGCATCGATCGCCGGCTTGAGCATGTCGTAGAATGCATCCCTCACGACCTGCACCACGGCCAAGGCGGTATCGCCCCAAGTCACCGTGACAGAGGAGTTTTCGTTGATCGCCGCCGTCATCCCACCGATCGCAAGGGCTGCAGCCCCGGCCACAGCGGCAAAGGGGGCGATGCGGGCGATGAAACTTCCCGCCATGGCAGCCGATTCGCGCAACGCCCGTCCGACGCCGCCTTCCTCTGGCCCGTAAATCTGTGCGATCTGCGAACCCTGGTTGGCGAAGTTAATCATCGCGTGCAGAGGCGACTGGAAGGCGAGCGGGATGCCTTGCGCAATATCGATAAGCTGGAACTGCAGATTGCGCATCTGCCAGCTTGCGGCAGTGGCGCCCCGCTCCATGCTCGTCATGACCACTGCGTTCCGCGCACCGGCCGTAGTCATACGGTTGATAGCGGTGCTGGCCTGATCGGCAGCGTTCCCAAGCTGCCGAGCGGCGTGATCTGTCGACTGGAGGCTGCGGGAAGCCTGCTGATCAAAGCGCGTCGCTTCCTGCCTCGCCTCGGCAAGACCCTTCTCGAAATGCGAGATATCAGCCTTGACCTGGACCGCTACGGAGCCGGCGATATCCATGGCCTATCCTTCCGAGATTTTGTGCCCGAAGAGAGCTTTGAACAGCGTCGGCGTCACGGTTTGGGGCGCCTTCTTCTCTGCCGTGGTCTGAGGTGCAGGCGCCGGATTGTCTTCGTCTTCGGACGATCCGAAGATCCACCGCAGCATGTCAGTCCTGCCGCCATAGGCGACCACGATGGCGTTCACATCCGAGGCGAGGGCCTGTTCCTCGGTCCAGCCGAGCCAACCAAGAGCGATTTCCGCGAGCTGGTCGAAATAGTCGACCAGGCTCACGCGCTCGGAGGGTTTTCCTCTTCTTTGCTTCCTCCCGATGATTCGAGCGGCCGGCCACCATTCGAGACAATGGTGAGGAAGCGGATTGCAGGGGCGACGAGGTTCGTCATGCCGGTGCTCCAGACCGCCTCCTCCACGTCGCTTGGCTTCCGGTTGAGCCCGAGCGCGATCACCGACACCAGCATGTCGAAATCCATTCTCCCAACCGCCTCAACTGCGGCGGAAAGGCCACCGGCCTTCCGGGAAAGCGTCTGACAGGCGAGGAGGGTTGGCTTGAGCACGACGGTCTCGCCGTCAAGTTCGATTTCGACATTGCCGGCGCCGAGCCGGGCTTTTCTTTCGGCCATGGGGATTTCCTCTTCAGAAGCGGAGAACTGGAGGTGAGCGCCCTAGGGCGCAGGATTCGGCTCGACGAACACAATGTTCGAGTTGATCTCGAGCGTGGCGTTGATGTTTCGAATGGTGTTGGCCTCGCCGCCGGCCTGCGGCGAACTCATCACCAGCGCGGAGAAATAGGCCTGGCTGGGAATGGGAGCCGTGGTCGCGGTATGCGTTCCGGACTGGGTGCCGGTCGTGGTGATTGCAGCACCACCCGGAGTGGCGGAGATCTGGAAGCTGTTGGCAGTCAGTCCCGCCGCAATCACATAATAGGTCGTCCCGGCCGTGATGCCGGTTGGAAGAGCGCCGGTGGTCGAAAACTTGACCGGAGTACCCGCAACGAGGCCGTGCGCGGTCCACGTCACGACGCCTGGCGCGGCGATTGTAATAGTGACGGTTGAGGATTTCGGCCGCACCGCGTCGTTGAAGTCGATACGGAAGGCGTAATTGTCCTTCACGGCGCCGGCACCGGCCGCGATGAGCGCGATCTGGCCTGGGTCGTCCTGGATCGAGGCGAAAACGTTCTGCATCGAGCCAGCGTTGGTCGTGCCTTTTTGCTTCACGTCACGGCCACGGTTGATGAGGGGCGTGGTGATCAGGGTCGCAGTGTCGCCGAACGAACCCATGGTCGACCATCCGTCGATTTCGGTCCAAGTCTGGCCGTCGAAGTCGGCTATCTCGAAATCTTCAAGGCCGGGATTGAGCACACCGCCGATATGGATACGGCAGCCTGCAACGGGGTACAGGTTGGACATGGAAAGGGCTCCATCTGAGGGACGGGCGCGTCATCACGACGGGCCGGGCGCCGCCTGCCCGAGGGCGGCGTTTCTGGATGCGGTCCGGTGGGCGGTCCGGACTGAAACCGTCAGGGTTTGGCGTAGAGGCGGATGGTCAATGTGACGCGGCGGCCGATGCGGTTCTCATTGTCGGCCGGAGCAGGCGAAGGGCCGGTGCAGCGGATATCGGTCACGGCGTAGTGCTCAATGGTGAGCACCGATGCCTGCCGATGGAAAAGGCCGTAGATCAGCTCTGCCACTGCCTCGACATCGCGGTATTTGTCCGGCTGCGGGCCGTAAACATTGATGTCGATCACCACCGTTGGCCGGAAATCGGAAAGGCCATCGTCGTCGGTGCGCGCGATGGTCGGGCCGATCACCACCATGGGGTAAGGGGCGTTATCTGGGACCGGCCGCCGGGTGTGAACGGAGAACGAGCCGTTGTATGGCGCGAGACGGGACGTGATCTCCGGCATGGCGAGGATAGCGGCGCGCAGACCGGGCAGAACGTCAAGGGGAGGGGCGCTCATTTCAGGGCGCTCCTCACTTCATCCGCGATGTCCTTCTCGATCTCGTCACGCTTATTCGCGAGGGCGGGTCTGGCGAAGGGGCGCGGCGCCATCTTCGATGTGCCGTGTTCGAGATATTCGGCATGTCCGGCCGACCAGATCGCCGTCCCGGTCAACTCGGACTGGTCGTATTCGGTGCGCTGGGACTGCACGAGGCGCCCCGTATCGCTCGCTGGTGGCTCGCCTGGGGCCGAAGCTTGGTGCGTCACGCCGCGGCGGCGGTAGATGCGGCCCGTCTTGGGCGCTTCAAGGATGAGGCTCGTGGCCTCCTCCGCAACCGCCTCAGTGCCGCGGATAACGCAACGCATTGCAGCTGCGCGAACCTTCGCTAGGATGTCGTCACCGTTCCACTGAATGCTCACGGGTAATGTCCAATTGAGTAAGAAAATCACGACGTTATTAGAGAAGCTTTCCAGCTACAGCATTCGGCTCAATGGCCTGGCGATACCATTGGCGTCTGCTGAGACGGTTCTTTCGGGCTACACCCAATCATTGGTCGCAGTTAACGATCACGACGAGTTTCCGATTTCGCTGGTCGGATCCTGCGTGGGTTTAACATATCGCGGTCGCGATCTCATACTTTGCACGCGCCATCAATTGAAGGGCCGCGATCCTGAGAGTATTGCGCTGCTCACCGATGACGGACAGTACGCAATCACCTCGGGTGGGGTGCGTCATTTCATCGACGTGAACGAGTATGAGTTTCACGACTTAGCTGCGTTCGATTTCACTGAGCCATGCCGAGAAAAGCCATTTCTGAAAAGACGCTTCTTTAATCTCACGGAGTTGCCTCCTGACACAGCATCCGATCGCATCGTATGTCTCATCGCGTCTGGCTATCCCTATGACGATCAGAGCTTCGAAGAACGTCGGATTGGCTACGCAAAGCGAATTTTACTGTGCGTACCTGACGGGCCCGACCAATATCACGACGCAGGTTTGATGAAACTGCGGGCAGTGAATGGGTTCAGCTTCAACCCTGATGGTCTGAGTGGCGGCGGTGCATTTGTCGTGCAATTCGTCGGAAGCGAGCCGCGCGCCTTCTTCGCCGGCGTTATAACCCGCGCAGGTTCCGGCTATGTGCACCTAGTCAAGGCGGGATTTGTCTCGAAGTTCATGGACCTATGGGCTAAATCTTCAGATCAGACATTTACTGGCGCCTCAATTGGGAAGGCCTGACAGACCCATAGTGCAGTCGCCGGATCGGTCTTCAATGCACGCAGCTGATACCACTGGCCGAGGAATTGGGCCTTGTCGTCCTTCCCCGGCCGGATGCCGGCGGGAAGGCTCTGGGCGAATATATTGACGATGAGATCCGTCTCAGGAATGCCGGCGCGGGCGCGGTAGGCATCGTCGTACATGTCGGTGAAGCCCTGCATTGCGTAGAGAGTCACAGCGCCGGGGATCGGGTCGCCGTACTCATCCACGCCGCCGGCGGACTGCTGGCGAAGCTGGCCGGTGAAGAGCTTGTCCTTAAACCCGGCATAGATCGCCTTGGCTAATTGGCCGGTGAGAAGCGGGCCGGACATCAGCTTGCCAGCGCCTCATCAATGCGCTTCTGAAGCTCATCGGCCTTCCATCCCATGTACGGGCGCTTGCCGGTCAATTCGGTATAGTCGGCGCGAAGCCTGGCGATATCTGGAGCTCCTGAGTTGTCCTTTTCCCCTTCGCTATCCGCCGCAGGCACTTCGCGCAGCACGTCATCGGCAGGCACAGTGATGGGGGTTTTCATACCGTCGCCAATGGCAGTCTGCTCCTGAGTGATTGGCTGGGTTTCATCCTCCTCAGCGACATCGTCACCGGGCACCTGTCCCAGTAGGCGATCGAGCTGGAGCCGGAGAAGATCCTCGCGGTCTTCCTGGTCGAGCGAATTCCACTCCTCAACCGTCATCCCCGACAACTCATGCGCGGCAGCGACGATATCGCCGAGCTGCACGATAGCCCCAGCGATTTCATAGTTGGAGGCAAGCACATTCGATCCGATCAGGGTCTCGGGGGCGTGCTTGGGCTGACGCTCGGCCGGCAGTGAGCCGGGCTTGTCGACGTCGGCAAAGACGATCCTATGCGCATCGAAGAGCTGGCGAAGCTTGCGCGTTGGCACGAGCGTTTTGTCGAACGGCTCGCCGGCCGCGAACTGCTGCCCGCAGATTTTCAGGGGGCGCCGGAAGACGATGAAGTCCCTGTCGCGCTCAAAGGAATGCCGCCAGATCGCTCGGGCCATTGTCGTTCATCCTCGATATGGTGGAGATGAAGGTGAAGCCGGGCTTGCTATTGCTTGAGGAGGTGCCCGGTCCTCAGTGTTGGACGAGCCGCTTAGGCGACTGCGTTGGCGAAGAAGTAGCCGAGGTCGGCGCCGACCACCTTCTGATCGAAAGCCATCTGGATCTCTACGCGGTCGGACTCCAGGTGCTCCATGCGGAACTTCTTGATGCGGAAGCCCATGCCGGTGGCACCAAACCAACCCGACCAGGAGAAGGTGTAGCCAGCCGTCGGCTGCCGAAGCGCTGGGCGCGGGTTCACGTAGGCGAGCAGAGCATGCTTGCCGGCGATGAACTGGCTATTCTCTTTGGCCGCCGAAGAGGCATAGTCATGGCCCTTGGCACCGATATTAACGACAGCCTTGGACACCAGAACCTCGTCGAGCTCGAAGAGCTGGGCGAGCGTGCTGACGTTAGCTTTGGCGGGGGCACCGGCTGTCTGACCGTATTTCACGCGGTCGATGATGTCCGGGTGATCCACCAGTGCATCATAGGTGGCCTTGCCGAGCGTGATCTTGTTCGGCTCGAAGCCGGTCGCCTCGAGAACGGCGCGCTTGGCGGCGCGGACGTCTTCGATCGGCGTGGAGCCGGCATCGTTCCACTGCAGGAACTGGCCTGCACCGGGAGTGGCATCGACGCCAGTCGCCTCACTGGCCCACACTCCCGTAGTGAAATACTTCTGCGCCCAGTTGCGTTCGCGCTTGATGAGGGCCTTCTGGGTGACGAAGATCGTGGCGTCAGTATCGGCCTGCAGCACTGAATCCGAGTTGGCGCGGATCTGGTCATCGATATCATCGTGGTAAGCCCACACCGGCGCGTAGTAGGTCGGGGTGTTGTCGAGGCTGTAGCCACCGCCGGCGGATTCCGTGCCGGGAGCGCGGATCTGCATTTCGTCGCGGTTGAAATCGGCGCGGCTATAGACGTAGTACCGATCCGACTGCTTGGTGACGGGGATGTTCGGAAACACCCGGTCGGCGATGAAGTGCGACTCATCCTGGACATAAGCCACCGAGATTTGCGTCAGCGGCGCATTTACGTGGACGTTGGAAAAATTGGGCTGCGACATCGCAGTTCTCCTTCATGGGATTGCGGCGTCTCGCGACGGCGCTGTTGCGGCATGAAAAAAGCCGCCCGGAGGCGGCTTGGCAGGCTCAGGAAATGGGTGGGTTGCGCCTAGGCGACCTTCTCCCAGAGCATCGGGACGACATCGTCGGCAACACCTCCGGCAAGCAGTTTGCCAAGCTGAGCGCCGGCAGCAGCCGAAACCGCGCGGCCATCGGCACCGGAGGCGACCGTTGCACCGGCAGCGAGGGTTGCGCCAAGTCGAACCTCGACGACACCTTCGACAGCAAGCGGAACGGCCTGCCCGGCGAGGGCGGCGCCGTCGATAACGCCATCCGCAGCGGTCGCTGCGGTAGCAACGGCGAGCTGCCCGCTGGCATTGATGTTCCCGAAAAGGAACTGGCTCGCCGACAGGTCGGCAGCGGCGATCAGCGAGATCGTCCGCTTCTTCTCATTGTAGGACATGGAAAATCTCCATCTGAGGGATGTGGCGCCTCACGGCGCGGAAGGGGGAAGCGGCAGCGGCGCCTTACTGCGGCGCCGAAGCCGAAGGTGTGCCGATTTGCGCGTAGAGGTCGGGATTCTCCTGGCAGGCCTTGGCGTAGGCCTTCTCGATCGAAATGTTCTCGGCCTTCTTGATCTCCTCGGCCCGCTTCTGGAGCTGGCCTTCGGGGGTTTCGGCACCCGCCGCGTTGCCGGGCAGCGTGCCAATCATGCCGAAGCCGTTCTTGGCAAGCTTCTCGGCGGTGGTGAGGATCGCTTCCAGGCTCTTCTTGACTTCCTCATCCATGGTATTCATGGCCTTGAGAACCTGGGCCTTGGCGACGGGCGTGCCCGGCAGGTGGCCGAACTCATCGGACGCACGCTTCGTGAGTTCCGAAATCTCGCGGGCATCGCGCTCGGCCTTGGCCAACTTTTCCGCCTCGTCAGCCCGCTTGGCTAGGGAAACGAGAACGTCGCCATGCGACTTGCGGAACTCGGTCCCGTCGGCAGACTTGTAGACGACCGGATCGTCCTCGGCGCGCTTCTTCATCTTCGCCTTGCGGTCGGCCGGCGACATGCGGAGAAATTCCTCCTTGTCGTCGTCGTCGAGGTCGTCGAGGTGCTCGCGCTCCTCCTTCGACATCTTCATGACCGTGTCGAGAGTGGCAACGAGGGCGGCAACCTGTTTCTCCAGGTCGGCGACCTTCTTGATTTCGTCAGTCATGTTGGAATCCTTTCCTTTGCTGACGTGATCGCCGGCAGGGTCGCCGGCCTTTGACCTCTTTCCGAGGTCGGTGATGACATCCGCGATTTCTTCCTCGATCTTCGGCATGGTCTCGCGGATCTTAGTCATGAAAGCCTCGACGCTCTCACGCATGGCCGTCTGCTTGGCCGCGCCGTCCATGTTGGGATCACCGGCGATGGAGCGGAGCGAATTGTCGAGGGCATTGATGACGGGGCCGGCCTCCTCCATCACCTCGTAATAGCGGGTGCTTTCAAGGGAGGCTTCAAGGAACTCGGAAAAGGGCTTGGCGCCTTCAGCGGGATCGATCCAGCGCTTTGCGATCTCGTCCACCGCCTCTGCGACCTTCTTCACGTCCCAGTCCTCGGGCAGCATGTCGATGGCGTTGAGGGCGCGGGCGCGGCGAATGATGTGACGCTTGACCGCTTCCTTGTCGTCGGCGCGGCCATAGGCGCGGACGGCATTTTCGAGGTCGTCGCGGGTGACGATGGGATAGCTGCCATCCGGCATCGCTTCGCCGCGCTCGGCAGCTTCCTCACGCTGCTCCTCGCTGAAGTCGCGCTTCCAATAGGGCTCGTCGCCATCGTCTCGCTTCATGAGCGTCATCTTCGCGCCCTTCTGAGCTGGGCGGTCGACGGCGCTGATTTCGCTGATGCTGAACTCTTCCATGATGCGCTTCGCCATCAGGCAGTCTCCTTGTCCTTGATGCGCCGGCCGCCGATGGAGAAGCCGGTGAACTCGCCCGACTTGAACTTGGCCAGCATCTCGGCGCTGTCGGGCTTCATCGCGATCATGAGGGCGGTCTGCTTGGTCTCGATGCCCATGGCCTTGGCGATGTCGGCCGTCATGGGCCACGCAAAAACGACGCTGCCCTTGCTCTCGCCGGCATGCATTTCCTTGGCAACGCGGCTGTTCGCCATGAAGTCGGCGGCAGCCTTGAGCATGGCGCTCTCGGGAATGTGGTCGCCCTGAGTGTCGAAGTAGGGCTCGCCGTCCTGATTGCACACAATGGCCCAGCCGAAGACGAGCCCGAGACCTTCATCGACCTTGAACACCTGCGCCTCGGTCGCGAATTCACCCTTCATTGCATTCGTCTCCGGTTCCAGATCCTTAAAGCGCACCTCGGCTTCTTCATCGCCGTTAAGCCACGCTGCGGTGAGCCGGTGATGCCCGTCGGCGATCCACAGCCGGCCGTTGATCTTTACGACCACCGGCAGCTTGCCGCCCTCGGTTCCCGTCTCTGCGATCGCCTTGACCTTGGCGTTGTCGACGCGGTTCTGCATGGCCGTGAGATCGGCCAGCTTCACGGTCTTGGTCGGCAGATTTTCGGAATCGGTCAGTGCACCGAAGAAGCGCGGCACCTGGTCCTCGCGCAGCATTCCGAGGACGTTGCCGTCATAGGCGAATGGAGTTTGCGAGCGCGGCCGGTCAACCGGCAGCAGTATGCGGTCGCCTTCCTCCTTCACCATATTGCCCTTCTTCGGTTTCTTACCCTTCCAGTCGGGACTATCGACATGGACGGCGCTTGCGCTTGGCTGGCTCATCCCATCTCCGCAAATGAAAAAGGCGGCTCCGAAGAACCGCCTGACTGGAAAACCTGTATTGTGCGCGCGCTTAGGCCGCGTCCTGCGCCTTCAGCTCGGCTATATGGCGCTCGGCATCCTCGAGTTCGCGACGGGCGTCCTCATCCTTGTCGGAAATGCGCCGCATATCCGCTGCGAATGCTTCCCATTCGGCCAGCGGCGCAAAGGGCGACGGTGGGTCGATAAACGATCTCTTGGTCATGTCTTCAACACCTCGGTCAAGATGTCCTCGACCATGTTCTGCACCTCAATATAGGCATTGGCGGTGCCGCCTTGCAACTCAAAGCGGTATTCCATGCGGCCGAGGCGCTGGAGCGCTTCGTTTATGAGGTGAGCGTGCACCTGCCCCGCCGCCTGCGGCGAGATGATCCGTTCATTGACGAGGCGCTGCAGTTGCCCTCTCACGCGCTGGCTCACGTCGTGGATAATCTCCCGGGTAAGGCCGCGTGTATTCGAAGCGGCATAGAAGCTTCCGTCATGGCCATGGGCAAAGACGGTATGCAGCCCTGGGAACTGATCCAGCATCAGCAAGTCCTGGCCGCTCAGTGAGGAACTGCGCGGATGATTGTGATGCAGGATGTATTCGCCTTCGGGGTCGCTCAACTGTTTCACAAGCTCGGGCGTGAAGCCGACGGAGGAAGAGGAATCGCCTTCAATCTGCGCCACCGGCTCGCCGGTCTTGCGATTGTAGCCGGCCAGATGCTCGCGGCCATCCCTTCTGCCCTTGTCAAGAACCGCCTCGCGCGACTGGCTGTCGAGCAGGGCATAATCCACTTGGGGAGCCGCCGGCGCAGGCTCGACTTCCGAGCGCCGCTTGATGCGATTGATCACAACACAGCGGCACATGATCGTTTCGAAGCTTGGCGCTTCTGGATCGCCGGGATAACGAAGCTTCGCACCGCTCGGGCTCGTGAAAGGATCGTCCTTTCCGACTTCTTGCCCATCCATAGACCGGTGCGTATGGCGGACCCGATGGTCCTTGGTCGCGCGCCATACGCGCTGCACGAGATTGTCGTCGATGCCTGTCTCGTCGATCGTCTGTTGCCGCGCTTCCTGCCGCGCCTGGCTGACCACGCGCGTCGTCTCGGTGCGGGCGATCGCCTCCGAGCGATAGGCGATGTACCGCTGGCGGTAGCGCTCTGTCATGCGCTCGATCTGCTCTGGGGATAAGGGCTCGCCGGTGCGATCGGCGCGCTCGATGGTCCTGTCATATCGCCGGTCGCGCAGATCGCGCTCCAGTGCCTCGCGGCTGCCGGTGCGCAGGAGCCGTTCATAGTTGCGAACCGCCGCTTCCTGGCTTGCCGTGAGACCGATGGCATTGCGGAATTCCCGCGCCATGTCGCGAGGCCCGGCTCCATTCATCAGACCTTGCGACAAGGCCTGCCGAATTGCCTCACGCTGGCTTTGCGTCATCTCGCGGATGAACTGAAGCTGCGCATTGCGCATCAGCGCCGCGGCGCGCTCGTTCGTGGGATCGAAGGAAATGCCCGTCGACGGCGCCCAGTTTTTCACCTGACCGGCCAGCGCCGTGACCTCGTCCCGCCCGGCGGTGATGAACACGTCCGAGACCACCGGCGCCATCCGGGAGACATAGCGATCGACGATCTGGAGCGCACCCTCGACATCGCCACGGCCCAGCAGTTCGGCCACGTCGCGCAGCACGTCATTCGACTGGACGGCGCGCACAAAGTCGAGGAAGGCGCGCTTTACCGAGCGCTCCAACCTTTGCACAAGGCGCTCGATGCGCATTTGCTCATCGGACACAGCCTTTGCAATCGGCTCGCCGGTGCGGTAGCCGTAGAGCAATGAGGCGTGAAATCGCATATGATCCCCGCGATCCGGAGCAGAAGCTCCACGACCGTTCGACGTGGAAAGAGACGGAAAACGAGGCGCTTATCAAAGCGTCGAAGAAAGCCTGGTGGCGCCCGAACTACTGGGTCGGGATAGCGATGCTGGCCGATATGTGGGACGAGGAGCATCAGGGAGCTGATGCAGATTAGGTTGCCGGCGTTGCTGCTTCCTCGCTTAAATGGCGACCCCGCACGAGTTCTTCTTAGGAACGAGCAGCAACTTTGTTCCCATAGCCGGCATCAGGAAGGAGTTGCGGGGAATTCTTGAACCGGTGGAATTCTGATCACACCCCCCTCGAAAGCCCGTAATCCGGATCGCTGAACGGGCTTTCCCGGCTGGTGCCGCTGGCGAAAGCTCCAACCAGATTGCTTGCCCCGTTGCCCGATCCGGCGAGGCAGTCCGCCAGCGGCGCAAGGATGTCCCAAATCGTCGAGGCGTTCGACTGGTCGGGCGTGACGCCCGTGTTGAAATACTCGATCTCGACCGAGCCGGCCTTGAGCCGTTTCGTGCCGCCTTGGGCCGATGCCGCGCCGCCGGCAAGTTCAGGATTCTGGCTGATGGCGAAGGCGAGTTGGATCGTTACCGTCACCAGCGCGGCCGGCAGCGTCCCCGGTGGATCGCCATCCATGCAGGTGCGCGGCCACGCCAAAGCGTTGTCGGCCTCGGTCTTCTCGCCCGTCCAATTTTGGGCGTCGATCACGCGCACCGCCGTGACGATGGCGCGGCCCTTGTCGTCGTCGCTGAGTGCGTTCCACGCCGCGGCATTCACCGAGCCGTTCAGATAGGTATTCGCGTCGGCGAGGCTGACATAGGCATCGTAAGCCGTGCCGCCGATGGTGACCTGCGGATAGGTGAAGGCCATGATCAGGTGGCCTTCAGTGCGGCGATGATGTCGTTCATCTTCGCCTTGCATTCATTGACGAGCGCCATGGTCGTCGCCGGGTCGGTGGCGTCGGCTGTCGCTATCGTCGTAAGAGCATCGATTGCCGCCCGCTGTGCGGCGCTCAGGCGCGCATCGAGTTGGCCGACATTGGCCGCATCGGACGATGCAGACCCCGAGGCGACCTGGATGCGACCGCTGCCATCGCGGAACGGGAACGTGCCGGGCGTCGCGGCCACGGTGTAGGCGAAGGGCTGGTGATTGCCGCTTTCGTCGTTCGCGTAGACGACGGCGACGGTGCCCACGGCCGGAACGGCACCCACGTCCGCCGCCGTGAGTACGACCGCTCCGGTCTTGCTGTTGACGGAGGCAACCGCCTCATGGCCACCGACCTGCTGCCAGACGCCGCCCTCGTAGATCACCCAGTCGCCGACGGCGAAGGCGATCACGCCCGCGCCGAAGTCGTGTGAGCCGGCGGTCGAAACCTTGTAGAAGTCGCCGACATTGCCAGTGCCGTTGGTCAGCGCGGGGGTGTTCGTCGCTGCGTCCCAGGTTCCGAGATAGTTGAGGCCGGAGACGTTGACCTGCGCAGTGGGAACCTTGCCCGAGGCGTCGAGGGTCGCCACACCGTTCGCCGCGCCCTTCTGCGTAAGGGGAACAGCGGTCGCGACCTGGGCGTCGACGTACTTCTTGTCCGTGAGCGACTGGTCGCCGCCCGGAACGTAGGCAGGATCCTCCACCTCGATCTGCCCGGCCGCCGTAACACGCAGCCGGATCGTCGGCGCAACGTTGGAGTTGGTGTTTCGAGTTCCGAAGACGAGATCGCCGAAAGTGTCGCCGGGAGCGTTCTTCTCCTGATACCCCATGACGGCCGGCGGATTAGTATTGAGGTCCGGGACGTAGCCGAAGCCAATGAAACGGTAAGAGTTAAGCCCGTACTCACGTCCGCCGACATGCGCGTAGACGCTGGCGGGTCCGATTGCAGTTGGCGCGTTCGTGTGCCCGGTTCCGGAGATATACTTCGCCAGCCACATCCTCGGGCCATCCACCGAGCGAGCGATCAGCAGCGGGCCAGTCATGGTGCCGCCGCCCTCGGGGACAAATGGGCCACCAGTGGCAGCCAGTAGCGCAGCGACCGAGACGGACGATCGGTTCTTCTGCGCGTTGGGCAACTTCTTCGCCTGTTGCGGCCTGTAGACCTCAACAAGGTACGTGGAATCAACCATGATGGTCTCCTTTAGCCAGTCCTGTCGCCGACAAGCGGTCCGGCGTCGTCCTGCGGCGGCGCGGAAAGGCCGAGCATTTCATAGACTTCGGCTACGGCTGGATCGGATGGGGCGAGAACCGCCCCCGCCGTCGCCATGTCGCGCAGCGTGGAGGCCACTTCCTGCACCGACATGAACGACACGTCTTCGGGTTCCATTGTCGGCTTGATCCGGTCATCGAAGCCGTTGAGCGTCCAGATGCTGCCGATCAGATCACGGTCATAGGTCTCACCTATGTCGGCGAGCATGCCGTTGACCTGCAGGTAAATGTTCCGGCTCTTGTCTTCACTGAGGGCGCGACTACCTGAATTCTGCCCTACCAGAAGCGTCTCCACCCCCAATATGCGGGCTATTTCCCAGTTGCTGCGCTCGATTGCGGCGCCGAGATGTTCGATGCCCGTGGAGTTGCCTTGCAGCAATTCCATGCCCCAGCGGAGGGCGCTCGCCCACGAATAGCCGTCGGCCTGGATGTTCTTGAACGGCGTTGAGTCGAGCAGCAGCCCGGTATTCACGTCCTTGGCCTGGTTCTGCACGAAGTTGCGCATCGCCATGATGGCCATGTCGACTTTCTGCGCTAATTCCTTGTCCTCGGGGTGCTCGCGCTTCATCTGCTCGAGCTCGGCGATGGGAGCACGGCCAATGGGCGTGCCCCTCAGGTCGCGGTCGAAGCCGATGCCCTCGATCTTGAGATATTCCTTCAGCCGCTCCGCCGGTTCGGCGACCTGGCGCAGGATGCCGAGGCCCTCGGGGCTGTCGGTCAGTGTGTCGTCGACCAGATAGGCGAACTTCCATCGCGGGATGTAGAAAAGCTCACCGGTCTGCGGAGAGCGTTGCACCACGCCGCGCACGCGCCCAGTGACCGGGTCGATGTCCCACTGGTAGATAGTGTGCTGAGGCCGCGCCTCGATGTTCTGGATACCGATTAAGCCGTCTTCGCGCTTCTTGGCCTGCCATTCCTGAATGGAAAAGCCATGGAAGCGGTACATGCCCGAGCGCTTAACCACGCGGCGCCATGACACGTCCATATCGTCAAGAAGCTTCTCGACGAACTCGGCCGCAGCCTTGGCCTGGTCGGAGGTTTCCCCGTCCGGCAGATCCTTTGCCGGGCTCACCGTCCATGTGGGCTTGGTCGCGAGGCCGAGGAAATATCGGATGCCGGCCGCCACGATGGACGTGTTGACCATGATATCGGCGAAGGTCTCGTAGCGATTGTAGCCCGCGACCTTCGGATTGCGTTCGATGTTCTGGACGAAGCCGCCATAGACGGCGGTGCCGCTTACGCCGGCCTCCTTATAGGGGCTGGTGCGCTGGCTGGGTTTCTCACCTCCTGCGAGGCCAAGGCCGCTCAGCATGCCGGTGAGCCAGGTTTTCGCCATGAGTGAGGAGCCTAATTTGGGATCGGGATTGCGACAGGAGCGCCGATGCCAGAGAAGCCATCTCGGCGCCCCAGCATCAGTTCAGTGATTGCCCAGACCAATGCGTCCATGCGATCGGGCGACGGGAGCCCGGATAGCGGCTCCCAATTGACCATCTGGTCTTCGAGATCAGCCATTGGAGAGGCGTGGCTCACCCTGCCCTGCTCGTAGAGCGCAGCAACCGGCTCCGCCCTGGCCTGCTTGCCTCGGCTGGCGTGAACGATCTTCACCGGCACATTCGGCGCTACTGTCCGAAGAGCGTGGGTGACAAGATTGCCGCCCTGGTTGCCCTCGGCGACGATACGGTCCGCCTTGTGCTCGTGGTAGAGGTCGACCGCCCTCTTGGCCCAGTCACCGGGCGAACGCCGCTTGGAATCGTCCGCCAGGACGTAGCCTCGATCATCAAGGCCAAGTCCCGCGACGACAATTCCCGTCTCCGCGCTGCCCTCATTCTCAGACACAGCGGGGTCAACCGCGACCACGATGCGCTTCATTTCAGGCAGCGGCCCTGTGAGCCTGGCCGCCTCAATCATGGCGCGGCTCCAGAGCGCGCCCTCCGCTTCCTCAAGCAGCTCCGCGTTGAGCTCCTGCCGGCCGAGGCGTGTTCCCTCGTATTTCGAGATGATCTTCGTCAAGAACGCGGGTGCGAGGTTTGCCCTGTTGTCGAAGGTAGAGCCCCTCGTGACGATGGTGCCTGCCGCGGCCGCAATCTCTCGCAGGATCCGCAGCGGCTTCGGCGTCGTGGTGATGCACACCTGCGGGTTGGTCCCAAGGCGTAGACCGAACATGGCCATGTCCCAGGTTTCGCGCAGATATTTCCAGGCCGCGAGCTCGTCGCACCACATCGCCTCGTGTTGGGGGCCGCGTAGGCGCTCGGGCTCCTCCGCAGAGAACAGTGTCGCGATTGCGCCATTCGCCCAAGTCACGCGACGTTTGGATGGCTCATAGATTGGCCGTCCAAGGGGCTTTCCGTCATACGTACGGTCGCCGGCCCAGCAGACCGATAGAAGGCCGCTCTCGCCCTCCACCATGACATCGCGTGCATCTGAAGCGGTGGGCGCGATCAGCGCCAGGCGGTGCCCCCCTGCCCTAACCTTTTCCCTGATCCACTCGGCACCGGTGCGAGTCTTTCCGAAGCCCCGGCCAGCGAGTACGAGCCAAGTCTGCCAGTCACCATCTGGCGCGATCTGTTGCGGTCTGGCCCACGCCCGCCAATCGTGCAGGAACTCCTCGGCCTGCGCCTCACTCAGGCTTGCTATTGCCTCCAGACGCTCCGGCT